TCATCAATGTTAATGTTTTTTGGTTTAGCCTTAATCATCTTTCTTTCTCCTTTTTGTTATTAACTTAATTTATATAAGTTATAACCATGTTATAATATACCGCTAACAATATTACAATAGAATAAGTTGCTGTTATAATGCTTGTATTTACTAGCTTTTTAAATAAGCCTTTATTACAGGCATAAAAAAAGAGCCGAAAAGAACCTTGCGATTCAATTCGGCTTTATAATTAATTTTGCTATACCAATAGCAACTGATTCTATACCCACCCTATCCCTCTAGCAAAAGCTAGGACAATGAACTTGCTAAACAAGTAGTTCAACCTATTCGGTTACTTAGGCAACACACTTTTAAGTAATTCTAATTCCTCATCACTTATTGTGCCTTTAATTTTTTTTCTATATGTATCAAAAAATTCTTTATTTTTTTTATTGAATTTTTTAAATTTTTCTTTTTCTTCATCTGTCATTTTCATAG